GCGGCCTCGACGATAAGGAACGGGTCGAAAAAGTGCTCGGGCAGGAGTACGCGACGCTGTACTTCAACGAGAGCTCACAGATCCCGTGGGGCTCGATCGAGACCGCGATGAGCCGCCTCGCGCAGAAATGCGAACTGCATCCCGAGATCGCCAAGGCCGCCGGCCGCACGCATCTGCCGCTCAAGGCCTACTTCGACTGTAATCCGCCTTCGAAGCTTCATTGGTCGTACCAGCTGTTCAAGGCCGGGCTGAAGCCGGGGACCAAGGAGAAGGTCGCGGACCCGGCCGACTATGCCGAGATGCAGATCAATCCCGACGACAACCGGGACAACCTGCCAGATAAGTACTTCGACATCCTCGGCGGCATGAGCGCGGCCAAGCGGCTGCGATTTCAAGCCGGCGAATGGGCCACCGAGGTCAACGGCGCGCTGTGGACGCTGGAGGACCGCAAGGCCGAGGACGGGCGCACGATCCACGGCATCGACGCCGCCCGCGTCACCCCCGACCAGGCGCCGCGGATGCGCCGGATCGTCGTTGCGGTCGACCCCTCGGGCACCAAGGGCGACGACACCGGCGACGACATCGGCATCGTTGTGGCCGGGATCGGAGTCGACGGCCGCGGCTACGTGTTCGAGGACGCGACCTGCCAGATGAGCCCGGATGGCTGGGGGCGGCGGGCGGTGGAGATGTACCACCGCCACCAGGCAGACCGGATCATCGGCGAGCGAAACTACGGCGGGGCGATGGTCGAATTCGTGATCCGAACCGCCGATAAGCGCGTGCCGTACAAGGAGGTGGTCGCGAGCCGGGGCAAGTCGGTACGCGCCGAGCCGATCGCTGCGCTCTACGAGCAGGGCAAGGTCAGCCACGTCGGCCACTTCGCCGATCTCGAGGACCAGATGTGCAACTTCACCGCGTCAGGCTACGTCGGTGAAGGCTCGCCTGACCGGGCCGACGCGCTGGTCTGGGCGCTGACCGAACTGATGCTAACCGGCTCGAACTATTCCCTCGACAACGTCTGAACCTACAGCCCCGCCCCGCCCCGCCGTAAGTTCGGGGCCATGGGCAAGGTCCTCTCCTTCTTCGATAAGCTCTCCAACGTTATGTCGGGGATGGGTACCAGCGTCGACCGCGCGACCTACGCCGGCTACCACTTCGTGCCGGTCACCCCGCAGCAGGCCGAGGCGGCGTATCGGACCTCGTGGCTGATGCGCAAGATCATCGACATTCCGCCGCTCGATATGACCCGCGCGTGGCGCTCGTGGCAGGCCGAGGACACCGACATCGAGGCGCTGGAGCGGGTCGAGCGCAAGCTGCAGCTGCGCGACAAGGTCAAGCGCGCTCTGGTGCTGGCGCGGCTGTGGGGCGGCGGCGCAATCGTCATGGGAATCAAGGGCGAGGCCGACCCCGGCAAGCCGCTGGACCTCGAAGCCGTGGGCAAGGATTCGCTCGCCTGGCTCCACGTGTTCGGCCGCCACCAGATCAGCGCCGGCCAGATCATCACCGATCCGGAGAGCCCGTGGTTCGGCGAACCCGAGGCATGGTCGCTGCAGGCGGGCAATGGCCGCCAGATCACCATCCACCCGTCGCGGGTCGTGCCGCTGGTCGGGCAGCGCGCGCCGGACGGATCGGTCTACGGCAATGTCGATCCGTTCTGGGGCGATCCGCTCTACCAGTCGATCCAGACCGCGCTGAAGAACGCCGACCTCGCCCAGGACGGGTTCGCCGCGCTGATCGACGAGGCCAAGATCGATATCATCAAGATCCCCGACCTGATGGCGAGCATCGGCTCAGCCGAGTACGAGCAGAAGCTCTTGCAGCGGCTCGGCACCGCGGCGGCGGGGAAGTCGACCTGGCGCGCCCTGGTACTCGATGGCGCCGAGGAATGGGAACAAAAACAGATCACCTGGGCCGGCATTCCCGATATCATCACCAGCTACCTGCAGGTTGTGGCTGGCGCGGCCGATATCCCGGTCACCCGCCTGCTCGGCCAGTCGCCCAAGGGCCTACAATCGACCGGGGACGGCGAGGAGCGCGACTATCACGCGATGATCGCGGCGCGGCAGGACGAGCTCGTCGCGCCGGCGCTGGAGCGGATCGACGAGGTGCTGATCCGCTCGGCGCTCGGCTCGCGGCCCTCCGACGTGTGGTTCCGGTTCAACCCGCTCAGCCAGTTGTCACCGAAGGACGCGGCCGAGATCGAGTCCAAGCGGGCGACCACCGTCAAAACCTACGCCGACACCGGGCTGTTCCCCGACGTGGCGCTCGCCGACATGGCGAAGAACGCGATCACTGAATCGGGCCAGTGGCCGGGGTCGGAGAAGGCGTTCGAGGACGCGGAAGCAGCAGGCGAAGCGCCGCCCGGCGACGAGGCGGACCTTCTGACCGCTGAGGAGTTAGCGGCGAAGGGAGGTGATCCGGCATCTGGCAAGGCAGGCGGCGGCCGAGTGGACCCGGCCCCACCTCGCCGCGCTGCCAAGGGAGGCGGCAAGGGAAGCGCCTGATGCGCTACAACCTCGCCCAGATGGCCACCCGAGCCGGCAACCGCCGAAAGCTCGTCACGTTCGCCCCGATCACCGCCACCCGGGCGCAGGCGTTGGCCCTCGCCGCAATCCACCGCCGCATCCTTGCCCCGTGGCTGGGCGCCCGGTCCCGCATTGAGGCGGCCTACGGCGCCGAGCTCGTCCGCGTGCTGACCGCCGACAGCATGGACGACCTCTCCCGCCTGTTCAGCGACCTTGCCGACGAAGTGCAGCGCCTGGTGCTCGAACTCACCCCGGCGCTGCGCGAATGGGCGTTCCGGGTGGAGGGCTGGCACCGCTGGCGCTGGCGCAACACGCTGCTGGCCGGGGTGAACGTCGATGTTGGATACTTGATCGGCCCGGCCGACGCGAGGGAGCCGATCGACGGCGTTGTCGCGCGCAACGTCGCGCTGGTGCGGGATATCTCGGCGCAGGCACAGGGGCGGATCTCAGACGCGGTGTTCCGGGGTATTCAGGCCCGCACCCCAGCGCGCGAAGTGGGCAAGCAGATCGCTGAGGCGACTGGCATGGCGCGCAAGCGGGCCGATCGGGTGGCAGCCGACCAGGCGGTGAAACTGACCAGCGCGCTCGATGCGCAGCGCCAGCGCGAGGCGGGGCTCTCGGTGTACCGGTGGAAGCACAGCGGGAAGCTGCACCCGCGGTCGTGGCATCGGGCCCGCAACGACAAGCTCTACGAGCGGGACAGCGGGCGCGAGGTGACGTTCGGAGGCGGCGGCAAGAAGTACGGCGATGAGACCATTCCGGCTGATGATGCGCCCGGGATCCCCCCGTTCTGCGGGTGCGTGGCGCAGGGGGTGCTGGTGCTGGATGGCGAGGTGCTGTAGCCTGCGGGCATGCCCAGGTTCTCTCAATCAGAACTCGATGAGCGCGCCGACACCATGCGCCGCATCGGCTACCCCCAACATCAGGTCGACGAGCAACTGCGGAAGATGCGGGCCGGCATCTACACTCCGTTGGATGGGCTTGGCATGATTGACGGCAGCGGTGGGCGGGTCGTGCGGCTGGAGTCTGATGGCCTCAGCGCGGATGGGAAGCGCGCGACGTTAACTGTGAACTCGACCGCCCTGGGGGAAGCGTGATGCTCCGAGCTGCATTCGATCTCCTGCTCCACATCCTCTTCGGCGAATCCTACGTCCGCCGTTTCCGTGAGACGCGTCCGCGATCGGGCGAGACCGACCACCAGTACGCCAAGCGACTGCGCAGGCTGCATCGGGACACGGGGTTCTTCGGATGATCCAAGCTCTCGCCACCCTCGTCATCTTCGCCGCCATGATGGCCGCCTACGAGTGGTCAGAGCGCCCGCGTCGCCGTGGAACGCCTCTCCAACTCGGCTACGGCAACCAGCGACCCACTATCGACACGACGGAGGGACAGCCGCTCCCGTTGGTCTGGGGGGAACCGCTTCGGCCAGATGGCACGCCGCTGTATCAGACGCCTCTCATTTGGACCTTGCGCGACAACGTGTCGACGGAGGAAGGGTGATGACAGAAGGTGATTTCTACCACGTCTTCAACCATCCTGACATCGCTGCCGCGGTGTTCAAAATCGAGGGCTCCCTGCTTGGTTACTTTCGCTCTGTCGGCGCGAAAGGCCCCCTGATAGAATCCTGGCATGCGGCCGATCCGAACGGGCCGTTGCTGCTGGCGCACGCCACGTTCGAGATGCCCGATGGCTCACACACCCTAGTCGGGCTCGATCCGGCGAAGCTCCAGCAAGTCCGCGAACCAACTCCTTAGCGAACCTACACCCCGGCGAGCACTGCCCGTAATTTCGGGCCATGCTCTTTGCCGACGCCCTCACCCTAGACGCGCCCCGCCGCACCGCCGACGGCTATCTCGTTGCCCGGGCCCGCGCTGCCCGCGCCGGCGTCTACGCCTACCGCGGCAGCGAGGTGGACCCGACCGGCCAGCGCTTCGCAGCGGATGCCGCAGTCAACGTCTACCGCCCCGAGAGTGAGGTCTTCGACCAGGCTAGCGTCGCCAGCTTCCTGATGAAGCCGGTCACCAACGACCACCCGCGCGATGCCGTGACCGCCGACAACTGGCGCCAGCATGCCAAGGGCGTGGTCGGCAAGGCTCTGCGCGACGGCGAGCACCTTGCCTTCGACCTGGTGCTGATGGATGCGGCGACCATCGCCGACGTCGAGGCCGGCAAACGCGAGCTCAGCAACGGCTATGCCTGCGAGCTGGCCTTCGAAGACGGCGCCGCCCCCGATGGCACCGCCTACCAGGCCGTTCAGCGCCAGATCCGGGGCAACCATGTCGCCGTGGTCGACAAAGGCCGCGCCGGGCCGACCTGCCGGATCGGCGATGCCGCGACCTGCGCTGCGCTCCCCTCGCCCGAGATCGAGCGCATCCTCGCCGACCAGCGAACCTATGACCTGAACAGCAACAGCGATAAATCTACCGGCGAACGTCGCGAGACGTCCAAGCCCTTTGATGGAGGAAGCCAAGTGGCGACCAAGACGATCACCTTCGACGGACTCCCGCTCGAGGTCACCGACGCGGCGGAAGCGGCGATCAACAAGCTGATTGGGCAGCTCGCCGACGCTGCTTCCGCCAAGGCTGGTGCTGAAACCAAGATCGCAGCGATCGAGACCGACCTCGCCGCTCGCGACGCCGAGATCGCCACCCTCAAGCAGCAGGTCGCCGACGCCAAGGTCACCCCGGCCCAGCTGCGCGACGCCGCCAAGGCCTATGCCCAGGTCTGCGATAAGGCCAAGGCGCTGGGGGTCACGTTCACCGAGGACGCCGATGCCGCCGCGATCATGCAGGCGGTTGTCTCGGCCAAGATGGGCGATGCCGCAAAGGACTGGAACGACGAGCAGATCGCCGCGTCGTTCGCGGTCCTGACCCGCGACGTCAAGCCCGCGGACCCCCTGCGCAGCGCGATCGCCGATGGTGTGCGTACCATGACCGTCACCGACAACTCCACCGTCCGCGACCTCGCTCGCGCGGCCCAGTACTAAGGGACCTGATCGATGGCTGAGCTTCAGACCACCTATTCGAGCACCATTGCCAAGGGTTATCCTGGCATGGTCGCCAATGGCGAGACCTCCAACCGCATCTCGCGCACGGTCGAGGACGCCGCCGGAATCGGTTTCGGCGTTCCGGTGTTTCGGGGCAGCGGCGACCACGGCTGCACCGCCACGGTCGGCACGGCCGCGACCATGCTCGGCTGGACGATCGCCACGGCGGGCCCCGGCCTCGTCGCCGGCCAGACCGCCGACACCTATCCGCAGTACGAGACCGCGCCGATCATGCCGCGCGGGGCGATCTACATCTACATCACCGGCGCCATCACCGACGGCGCGGCCGTGACCATCGGCAAGGGCGGCGGCGTGGCCGACCTTTACGGCGCCACTGCGGCGGATGCCACGCACATCGATAGCGGCTGGATCGCGGACGAAACTGTCACGGACGGCGTGTGCCGTATCGTGAAGCGCTAAGGGGGCGACGACTGAGATGAACGCCATCACCAACATGTTCGACACCGCCGCCGGGCGCATCACCGACCCGCTGGCGTTCATGGCTGCTGACGCGGACCTGAAGGCGCATGTCATCCGCCTGTGGGCGGCACGCGACGCGCAGAACGCCATTGCCTTCCGTGACAAGGTCGACGCGTTCCTGAGCGACGCCCAGGTCGGCATCGCCTTCCTGACGCCGCAGCTCTACCGCATCGAGACCGAGGTCTACATGACCCGGTATCCGAGCTTCGACATCAACCAGTTCATGACCGTCGATACCTCGGGGACGCTGTGGGACATCGGCACGTTGGTCTACTCGGCCGACGATGTGGGTCAGGCTGAGTTCCTGGCCGGCGCCGGGTTCGACATGCCGTATGCGTCGACCCGGATGGCCCAGGCCACCAAGCCGTACTACCTGGCCGGTATCGGCTATGAGTGGAACACGCAGGAGCTGCAGCGCGCTGCCATGCTCGGCCGGGCGCTGACCAGCGACAAGGCCCGCGCCGCCAAGCGCGCCGCCGACAGGTTCATCTACGGCATCGCGATCAACGGCAAGACGCCGCGTGGCGAGGCCGAAAAGGGCGGCACCGGGCTGGTCAACAACGGGTCTGCACCGTCAGCCCAGGTGGCGGCGGATGGCACTGGCTCGTCGCGGCTGTGGAGCGCGAAGACCACCGACCAGATCCTGCGCGATATCAACGAAGCGCTGACCGCGGTGGAGACCGGCACCGGCGAAACCAGCATCGCGGACACGCTGATCCTGCCGACCACCGCGTTCGACACTATCGCGACCACGCCGCGGGCCTCGGGCAGCGACATGACCGTCCTGTCCTACCTACGGGCGAACAACGTCTTCGGCGCGGGGCTCAAGATCCTCAAGAGCCGCGAGCTCGAGACGGCCGGAACCGGCTCCACGCGCCGCATGATCGCCTACGAGAACAGCCCTGAGGTGATTAAATTCCACCTGCCCGGTGGCGGTCACCAGTTCCTCCCGCCGTTCCAGAAGTCGTCCATGACCTACGAGGTCGGCGGCATCATGAACGTGGGCGGGGTCGAAGTGCGGCTGCCAAAGGCGGTCGTCTACCGCGACAGTTTCTGAGGAGCGCTGAGCATGGCGAAGTTCACCAACATCTCGGACGGCCCCCGCGGCCTGCGCACCGCTGACGGGCTGGTCATGGTCGAGGCTGGCGAGACGGTCGATGTGGATCTCGCTAAGGGCGAAGAGGCGGCGGAGGAGTGGTTCGCCAAGCCGGGCGCCAAGGCCGCCAAGGACGCGGCCAAGGACGAACCCGCGGGCGAATAAGCCTCGGCACCCACGGATCAACCGGGCCGCCCCGCCATGCGCGCGGCGGCCCGTTTCGTAAGGAGAACTCGAGATGGCCGATCTGACTATCACCGCCGCCAATGTCGTCGCCGCTTCGTCGGCCACCAAGAAGCAGGTCACCGCCGGCGCGGCGATCACCGCCGGTCAGGTGGTTGCACTCGACTCCGCCACCCGCACATACAAGCTCTGCGACGTCAACAGCGGCACCGCCGACCTGCGCAAGCCGGCCGGTATCGCGCTGCATGCGGCGGCCGCCAACCAGCCCCTGACCATCCTCACCCGTGGCAAGATCACGATCGGCGCCACGGTGGCGGTGGGCGTGACCTACTACGCCAGCGGCACCGGCGGCGGCATCCGTCCGGCGGCCGACAACACGACCGGCGATTATGTCGCCGAGGTCGGCCTGGGCGTCTCGACCACGCAGATCGACGTGCTGTTCCACGAGGCCGGCGCAGCGATGGCATGAATTTAGGGACCGTTGAGCGGGCCGGCACCCTGGCTCCGCGACGAGCCAAGGAGAAGACCTGATGACCCTCCAATACAGCACGGCGGTCCGCAACGCCCGCCTCGACACGGTGGAATCGACCACCGGCACCAGCGCCATCCTGACCATCCGCACCGGGGCGGCTCCGGCCAATTGCGCGGCAGCCAACTCCGGCACGGTCCTCGCCACGGTCACCCTCCCCTCCGACTGGATGGCGGCGGCCTCAAGCGGAACCAAGGCGATGAGCGGTACTTGGCAGGATACCAGCGCTGATAACGCTGGCACGGCGGCCCACTTCCGCATTCATGACAGCGCCGGCACCACTTGCCATATTCAGGGCACGGTGACCGCGACTGGTGGCGGCGGGGATATGCAAGTTGACAACACCTCGTTCGCCGCAGGGCAGTCGTTCTCGGTGACGAGCTTCACTCTCACGGCGGGCAACGCGTGATTGCCATAGGCTCCGTCGTCCGCGTCCGCCCCCCCTTCGATGACGCGCTTCCCGGCACGTTCGTCGTGGTGGGGCAAAACCCGGATACCGGTGCCTGGCAGATCAATGGCCCAAATGGCGAAACCGATTTCGATGAAGCCAATCTTGAGGAGGTCACCTGATGGCAATTGCCACGCTTGACCAACTCATTGCGGGAATGGTTGCGGCCCCAGCTCCGGTGCCGATCATGAAAACCGGCATCACCATGGCCAACCCCGGTGCCCAGCGCGCCTATACCCTGTGGTATGCCGCAGGCAACCCCGGCGCTGCGACGGCGAATGCGGCGGGCGTCAACGGCGCGGCGGTTTCGGGCACGGTGGCGGGTGCATTGTCCCATACCAATCCGGTTTCCGGCAATGCCTATCTCTCGCGTCTCGCGATGTTCGCTTCGCAGGGCGGCTCGCTGGTGCTGATCGACCGGCTGTGGAACAACTCGGGCCTCTCGGTCACCTCAACCTCGGCCCAGGCGATCACCCCGGCCACGCTCCCCGCCCGCGATGCCACGGGCACGACCAACGGCGTCGGTGTGGAATTCGCGGTGGAGTGGTCGGCCACGGGCGGCGCGGGCACCCCTACGGTGACGCTCACCTATACCGACGAAAGCGGCAACGCTGGCAGCACCGGCGCATTTACTGCCGTCACCACGCCCCCGGTCGGCACCTTCGAAATCTTCCCGCTTGCTGCTGGCGATACCGGCGTCCGCGCGCCGACGAGCTTCATCCAGAGCGCCACCCGCACCAGTGGCACCATGCATCTGGTCGGCTTTCGCAGGCTGGCGCAACTGGATATCCCGGTTGGCGGCACTTGCGGCGCAATCGACGCGCTCACCTCGGGGATGCCGCGCATCTATGATAGCTCTGTTCTGCAATTACTGTGGTTCCCCACGGCAACCACGGCGGCCAACCTGTTCGGCACCTATTCGGAGGTGCAGGGCTGATGGCTATCGCTACCGCCGATGATGTCCTGGCCGGTCTACGAACGCCGCAGGTTTATACCAAGGCGAGCCTATCTGCGG